CAACATAGAAATCTTGCTCAGTTGCAACTGGAAGAGTTCCGATTGCAACGTGACAACCTACAGTTTCAGCAACAATTCTGAGATCTTGAGATTGTTGAGAAATTGCAAGGGTTCTAGCAGAAGTTACGCTTGTACCAAGAACAGTATTAATACCAACAGGTTTGATAGCCATTATCCTTCAATTAGATCTTATAATACTTATTTATTATTCTTCTGAGTCGACCTCTTCCTCAGAATCCAAATCTACATCCGATTCAAACTCTGCTGAAGTTTCAGTCTCTACATCAAGATCTACGTCATCGCCAAACAAAGATGCTGCCACACTGGGTCTAACAGCATCAATATTTTCTGCGCTTTTTTGAAAAAGAATATCTTTAATGTGATCACTAATTTGTGAAGAAGAAGGATCGTCTTGAACAAGCAAATCCATCAGGGCATCCATGTCAGGCATATTGTAACAATAAATCTACAGTGTTATTTAGATCTCCCCGCCAGAAGGAACTTCAGGTACTTCTGGTACTTCTGGTGATGAAGTATTTTGAATTGCATTTGGAACTGCACCAGGTTCACCAGGTGCCTCAGGTGGAAGATCAACTTCAGCATTTGGATCAGCAATAACTCCCTCTTCAATTTCTTTTTGGATCAGGTAATCTTGCTCAAGAATCTCTTGATCAGTTTGACGAAGAATTTTTCTTCTGATATAGTCTTGAGAGTAATACTTGCCAACATAAGCTTCTGCTTGTGCTACAAGATTCAATCTACCTTCAAGAAGTTCTGCGTCTTTGATTTCAGCAAAGTGGTTGTCATACAGGAAGTCATATTGAATATGATCTGCCATATACTCCCAGTCTTCAGGAGTGACAATATTTTTGAGAAGCAGTTGAGTTCTCAACATGTCATTAAACATTGAAGAGAATCTCTTTCTCATTCTTCCAACAAACTTGGAGAACTTGACTTCATCTCTCAAGATTTCAGAAGAACGACCCAACTGAAGACCGCTACCTTCGCCTTCGATTCTTGTCTCGGGAACGTTCAGTGCTCTATAGAGTTTTTTCTGGAAGTAATTGATGTCAGTGATTTCACCAAGATTTTGACCACCAGGCAGAGTTGTGATTTCAGTCCCTCTACCACCTTCTCTTCTTGGAAGCCAGAAGTCTTCCATCATTGACATGAACTTCTTGTCATCTCTGATTTCACCAGTGTTTGCATCATAGACCAACTTGTTTCTATAACGCATCATAACATCGCGCAGATATTGTTCTGCCTTAATCTTTGGCAGATTACCAACGTCAATGTAGAAGATTCTTCTTTCTGGTGCTCTAGAAAGACGATAGATAACAAGTGAATCCTCAATCATCATCAACTGATTGAGTGGTTTGATTGCCTTGTGCAACCAGGACAAAGTTGACCCCTTGTTTCTATCTACCAGACCAGAGGTGCAATAGGTGACAGAATCACGGGTCATTTTAATGCCCTTTGTGGCACCATAAGGATTCGAGTTACCACCAGAAGCTGCAGTGCCAGGATTATAGATGAAATACTCTTCAATTTCTGGGAACTGATAGGTTGATGGATCTTCTTTTTCAAAAGTTCTTGATATTTGTCTAACGCTATCTTTGCCAACTTTCTTCATTTGGCGAATATAACGCATCTTGGCAGCGTCAATATATCTCAACTCTTGAATCCCTTCGTGTGGATTCTTTTGGTCGATGACTTTATTGTAATAAAGTCTGCCGTCGATATACCAGTTTCTAAAGATTTCGTGTGCCTTCTTGTCAAAATCAAGAAGTTCTAAGATATACTTAAACTCTTCTCTGATCTTCTTTTTGATATTGTCACTTGCATTTAAGTTTGACAGTTCGATTTCTACAGGACTGTCATTAGTATCTGCAACGATTGCTTCATTTACGATATCTTCAATTGCACTATCACACTCTGGATAGAGTGCCATTGTGCGATACCTTCTAATCAGGTCACTCTCATTTCTGTAGACACCTTCAATGTCCACATACGAACCAAAAAATCCCGAACTGACGTAGTGGTCATTTCCATCAGCATTACTGGGTGGAACTGGGGATACTACGCCAGGCGGGGTTCTTTCTGAATCTTCAATTGAGAATCCAAATAATCTCGCCATTTCAAATTATACTAGAAACTTCTGTTCTAGTTATTTATCACTCAATCAAAACCTCACCTGCATTAGAACCATTAGACTCTAGTGCATTGCCAACAGTGAAGTATTGGACTTGGAAGGTTACGTCAAATCTCTCAATGTCATCGGTTGTTGAATAGCTCAAACCGATTTCAGAGATTACTGTTGGGAACAGATCGTAGAACTTATAGGTTCTCAGAACTGATGATTGACCACCTGCATTGGTTGTTGAGTTCAGAGTAGCGCCTCTTCCGAGTTGCTGAACATATGCATCGGTCATATATGATGATGGGTTGGAGACACCAGTTGCATCATCCAACTTACTCAGGACGTTTGCCCATCTTTCAAATGCTGTTCTGAGTTTGAAGTCCTCATCATTGATGATTGTTACAGTCCAAGGATCAAAGGTTCTGTCTCCAGCAACGTGAAGAGTTCTGCCTCTGAAAGGAACCGTTACATCACCAATATTTGAAGCAGGCAGTGCTGCTGCTTCACACAAGAACTTAAATGTTCCATTCTCCGCGTCATCACCACTTCCCCAGGCATCAGAAATTGCAGATGGGAATGAAGGGATGCTTACTTCAAACAGATTGGGGCGGGCACCACCGCCCGCCAGTCTTGACTTAAATTGTGATAAGGTTTTGGTCTCTGCCATTTTTTAGGTCCTCCTAGTGTTATGTATTAATGATCAGACAGTGCCAACAACTTCTTCAAATGCAACACCAGTTCTGGTGGCAACGAAGGTCAGAGTGATGTAGTTGATTGACTTGGTAGGCTTCAAGTAAATGTCAGCTCTAAATTCATTATTATCAATCACGTCAGGAGTATTATTTGTCTCATCACAGACAACCAAGAAGTCATAGACACCTCTCTTTGCCTGGACATCACGGAGATATGGTTCAACGATGTTGACGAAATTAGATCTCGTGTTAGCATCATTGAGTTCAAAGAGTTGTGCGTTCGCCGCACCTTCAAGTGCCTGCTCAACTGTCAGGAACAGTCTTCTAACATTGATTCTGTCGAATGCAGAAGAGTAACCAAGAGCAGTCTTATCACCGAACAGGACAATGCCAGTTCCTCTTTGTGTGATGATGGAGTTGATTCTTGAACCATACAGCAGATCTCTCTGTGCCTTGGTTGGATTGTATGCAAGTTTGATTGCATTATTCAAAACACCTCTCTGAGCACCAGCAGGTGAGAACCAAGGATATGCAGTGATATCGGTTCTAACCATCAGTCCAGCAGTATCACCATTAGTTGGGATGTATCTAAACTCGTTATTGAATCTATCGTAGGTATACTTGTAACCAGAATCGAATACTGCGTAAGAAGAACTTGTCAGTGGTGCAAAGAATCTCAGAACGTTATTCGTCTGAGTTGTGGTGTTGGTTACGTCAACAACGTTTGCTCTGTGTGGTGAGATTGTAGCAATACAATCTTTTCTTTGCTCCGCAATAGCGATCAGCAAGTTTGCTTTTGCTTGTGACTCGGACTCATTACTCAGTCCAGGACCACCAATCAAGAAGTCAACTGCAACTTCATCCTTGTTCTCGAACAAGTTGTAGGAGGTTTGCAGACCACCCAGACTTGCTTCGAATCCACCATTGGTTGAGTAGTTCTCACCACCACCGAAGGAGTAGGTGTTATTTCCAAGTGCACTGAAGGTTACGCCCTGAGCATCTTGACCCCAGAGACCCTGACCAGTTGTCAGTTTTGCAAAAGAACCAGATGTTGAGAATCCAGCAGCATTTGGAGTTGTGTTCCAGTATGCATCAGCAGCAGATGATGGATTAACACCAGCGTAGATATACTCAGAATTATCAGCAATGTAATTCTTGTAGTATGTCTTAGTTGGAGCATCGCCATCAGCGGTAGCATCAAGTGCCTTAGAGAGGAACGTGTGTCTCTCAAGGATATTGCCTTGAATACCGGTTACGTCGCCAGTGTCATCAACAACTACAACGTGTAGTGAATCGTTTCCA